CCACAGAACATCCGTCGTGTTCCACTAGATCTACCACCTGGCATCTTTGCTGAATCTGGTGTGCTGGAACGTGAACTACGTACCGGTGCTCGCTACCCTGAGACTCGCGGCGGTAACACAGACGCATCCATCGTTACAGGTCGTGGTGTACAAGCACTACAGGCTGGATTTGATACACAGATCAAGGCAGCACAAGCACAGTTTGCACATATGTTTGTTGAATTGATTGCACTGTGCTTTAAGACTGATGAAAAGATCTTTGGCAATCGCATCAAGGAAATCCGTGGCGTCGATGACGGTACTCCTTATACAATGAAGTACATCCCTTCCAAGGCAATCAATGGTGATTACACCGTAGATGTTCGCTACGGAATTATGTCTGGTATGAATCCAAACAACGCAACAGTAGCTTTGCTACAGATGCGCTCAGATAAACTTATTTCACGTGACTATGTACGTCGTGAACTTCCTATTGAAATCAACGTAACTCAGGAAGAGCAGAAGGTTGATATTGAAGAGATGCGCGATGCTCTTCGTGCAGCTATTGGACAGACTGCTTTAGCAATCCCACAGATGATTGCACAAGGACAAGACCCTTCTAAGATCCTAGGATCATTTGCAGAAATGATTAAGGGACGTCAAAAGGGATTGACAATAGAAAATGTTGTGGAGAAGGCGTTTGCGCCAGAGCCACAGCCAGAGGCTGCAGCGATGCAACCTCAAGCCCCAGTAGCAGGTATGGCTCCCGCCTCTGCCTTGCAGCCAAGTATGGAACAACCTGGCGGTGCAGCCCCTGCTGCTGGCGGTCCACAAGGTGCACCTCAAGGTAAACCAGATATTGCATCATTGCTCGCATCAATCGGCGGCGCAGCATAACTTCTAGGGAGGTGAAATATGAATAAAGGAAAACAAGCACCAGCACCTATGTCAAAGCCAGTTCACGGCGCAGCAGGAGCAGGAGCCAAGGTAACAGGCGGTGACGTCAAGATGCCTTTTGCTGGAGCAGCAAAGCCAGGCAAGATGGTAAAGAAGGGCAAGTAAATTATTAGTCAGGAGTACTGGGCGTGAATAATCATAACGATGAAGTTCCACGTCCAGTACGTCCTACTGATGCGTTAGTTATATTTACAGAGTTTATTTACAATATCTGTCAAGTGATTACAAACCTTGCAGAGTCTTTAATGGAATTATCAATTTACCACTCAAACCGCGAAACCAAAGTTAATAAGATTTGGGATGATTTCGCACAAGATTTAGAAACTATTCAGGAGGATACAAATGGCGATTGAAGATCGCACTAACCCAATGCAGGGTGTATCAGGTCCTGGCTCATTTTCGAAGCGTACTGATCTTTCATACCAGTCACAATCTTATGGTGATGCAACTGCATACAATGCAGATAAGTCAGGTGCGCCTCTTTCAACAGCACCTAAGTCACCAATGCTTTCACAGGCTCCACAAGTCCCAGCAGGCGGTGGAGCAGCATCTGGAATTGGACTTTATGATGCAACACAACGTCCAAATGAGCCTGTTACACACGGCGTAGATGTTGGACCAGGCGCCGGTTCTGAAGCGTTAATGATGAAGTCACAATTTGCTCAAGAAAAACTTTCTAATACATTAGCTCAAATGCTTCCATATGACCAGACAGGTGAAATTGGTATCTTGTATCAACAAGCACTTGCACGAGGTATGTAGTGGCCAATCCAAATTTAGAAGCTGCAGCTCAGCAAGCTGGTATTACTGGTAAGAAAAAAGAACAAGTTGATGGGTTGTCTAAGTTATTAGATTCTCATAAGGCTCTTCTTTCCCTACCAGAAACACAAGCAAAAGCAAAGTTTGAAAGCCTGCCAGCTGACCAGCAAAATGCACACGTTGCAATGTTTGGTGGTGGCAAAGGTCCTGTAGGTTGGCTAGGAGATGCAGCCCACTATATGGGTAATGTTGTTAAATCAACAATTGCTTTACCTTTTAAGGCTCTTAATGAAGTGTCAGATTTTATGACACGTGTATATCGTACTGGTGCTATTGCAGTCGACCAAGGTGTTGACCTTGGTAAAGCATTTGCTATTGCAAATGATAAAGGCGATAAAGTATTTAGCCCTGGTCGTATTCAAGATGCAACTAAAACTTATGGCTCAGATATGATGTCAGTGGCAATGAAGGTTGCCAGTGGTATGACTTTGTCTGAAGTTGTTGCAACAGGATCAGAAGCAGAAAAACAAATTGCTTCAATTGGCGTTCAAAAGAAAGATAAAGATTTTCTTCTTAATGATGCTATTGCTGCAGCTAACGCTGCTAAGTATTCTCCTGGTCGTCAATTAGCAAATTTTATTTTACCTGCTTCTATGGAAGGTAGAGGATTTCTCTACAAAGGTATTTCTGGTATCGGCGATGCTGGTTATCGTATCTTTGCTGACCCAACACTTGCACTAGGTAAGGCTAAAAAAGCCTACGATGCTGGTGATTTTCTACTTTTTCGTTTACTGGGTAAAGAAGATTTTACTTATGGTCGTAACCTTATGGCTTCTGCTGGTGTGCCAGAACAGATTAACCGTATTTTTGCTAACCCTGGTGTAAACGTATTATTTGATAAATACGGTGCAGCACTTGGAAAACTTAAAGATGCCCGTAATGCTGGTGATAGAATTGCCGGTGCTGAAGCAATGACCCAAGCCAAAACTCTTATTCCTGAATTTGGTGATACTGGTATCAATATGTTGATGGATGCTGGTGTGCGTGATGCTGCTACAGCTAAAGCCTATCTTGCAAACCATTCTGATGTAAAAACTATTCTTGCTGGTGGAGGTGCTCGTAGAACCGCACTTGTTCCAACAATGAGTCCAGGCAGAGCAATTCGCGTTGCTACATTTACAAGTGCTAATAAAGTATTTAACATTGATAGAGTAGGACAAGCAATTGTCAAGGCTATCTATGGTGCTGAAGGTCCAGGAACAGATGTTGTTGGCGCCCTTACTAGCCAAGGCACACGTGAGCGCATTGGTATTCTTGAAGCATCTGTGGGTAAGTTACGTGGCAAAGATTTAGGTGGAGCAGTACGCTTTTCTGATAATCAAATTGCAGGTCGTATTGATCGCTTTGCTCGTAAGTTTACAACTATTCCATTCTTTGAGAATGGCTTCTTTGATGTAATGGGTGTTGGAGCAGAAGATAAGATTTATCAACTTGCTGCTTTGAGTAATACTCGTTGGCACTCAAAAGTAATTCGTGAAGCATTTGCTGCTGGCGATGAAGGACAACGCCGTCAAATCTTTACAGGACTTTGGGATACTATCTCTGAGATTCGTCAAGTAACACGTACTGCAGAAGGTAAGAACTTTGTAGATCAGTTTTCTGGTAAAGGTTTAGATTACCGTTACGGAGCAGATGTAGTATTTGAAAAACTTGGTGCAGATGGAAAGCCTCTTATCGATGAACTTGGAAACAAGATCTACGAGATAAAGAACTATGCAGACTTTAATGGTCAGCAATTAGCTCTTCACGGGTACCAGTTGTCAACATCTATGGCAGTTCCATCTATTATTGACCTTGATCGCTTATCAGCACACGCAGGTATTATCAACCGTCTTATTGGAATTTCACATCAGAAGTGGGCAGAACGCCTAACATCTGGATGGGTAATAGGAACACTTGCTGGTCCAAAGTTTCCAATACGTAACGCTGGTGAAGACCTTATGATCCACCTTGCTATTGGTGATTCTCCTTGGGGGATTGTTAAAGGACGCCTTGTCTCAACAAATCTTCGTAAGTTTAGAGAAGCAGAAGCAGGCATTACTCGTGAGCAACGTGACTTAGGCCAAGAGATCCAAGACCTTAAAGCAGCTATTAAAGATGCTGACAATATGGAAGGTCGTATTGAAAGTTTTGAAACACGTAGCAAGATGGCATCTAAAGCTGCTGAAGCAGCAAAGATCCTTCCAGAAAAGCAAGCAGCTCTTCGTCAATTAGAAGGCAATAAATTTAAGTTCTACGAATCACGCCTTGGTTTTGTCAATCGTCTTGTTGGCCGTAACCAGGTAAAAGAATTTCAGGCAAAAATTGCTGAAGCTGGCGATAACGTAGAAGAAGTTCGCAAGATAATGGTTGAGGCTATGCTTAACAACAAACTTGCCTCACGTGCTTTATCAGATACAGACAAAAAGTATCTTGCTGAATTTGCTCAATATGGCAGAACACAAGAAATTCTTGACGGCGTATCTGAAGGAAGTAAGAACACTCTTCGCGGTGGAGATTATTCTATTCAGGCTAGTAACGATACTAAGCAATACGGTAAACTTCGTGCTATTGAGTACGACGGCAAAGCGTATAAGCAATCTGGTAGTTCATTTGCGGACTTTAACCCTGTTGCTACAGATCAAGCACGCCTTGGTTGGCTTGTAAAGATTGCTCTTCATACTAATGATGAAGTAGATAGCGTACTTCTCAAGCATCTTAATGACAAAGAACGCTCTATTCAGGACTTAGTAGATTATCTTGATGCAACTCCAGGATTAAAGAATCGTTTTCAGTCTATCTCTGGTGGGCTTGCTACAACATACGAGCACGCAGAACGTGCATATATGGATGTTCTTAATACATTTTCAAAGAAGAACGGCAAACTCAACGAAGACCTATGGAATAAGATCCGTAAAGAAGGTCCTGATGGAGAGATTCGTTTATCAAGCAAGACTCTTTCTATAGATGATCTGCCAAAGAAAACTGATGCTGATCTACACCCTACTTCAATCTCAGGTCCTAATCTGATACCAGTAGGCAACTCAGATAACATTGGTGCTAGTTTAGTTTCTCAACTATGGGATTATATGGGAGAGGCAAACTCACGTTTCTCACGTGAAGGTATTGTCTTTGATGCAATGCTTGACATCCGTAAGCAAATGGATGAAACAGGTTTTGCTAAGCGCATTTATGATGAACTAACTCTTGGTAAGACTGGTGCTGAATTAGATAAAGCACACAATTATGCTATGACTCATATTACTTCTATTGCAGAAGATATGGCAAAAAACCGCGTATTGGCTTATGTAGATAACCCTGAAGTACGCAGCCAGTTGGCTATGTCAACACGTAACTTTGCTCGTTTCTATCGTGCAACTGAAGACTTCTACCGTCGTGTTTACCGTACTGTTAAGTACAATCCAGAAGCAATTACACGTGCAAGCCTTACTTATGAAGGTATTGCACATTCAGGATTTGTGCATACTGATGCAAGCACAGGCGATCAATACTTCTTGTACCCAGGATTAACCCCTGTATACAAGGTAATGAATAAGATGATGAAGGCTTTTGGCGTACAGGATGCGTTTAAGGCACCTATGCCAGTTGAATTTGGTGGATCATTGAAGATGATTACACCATCTCTAAACCCTGATTCTATCTTCCCAACATTTGCAGGTCCATTAGCAGCAATTCCAATTAAAGTTATTGGAAATATCATCCCACAAACTAAAAGTTTAGAGCAGTATTTAACAGGTGGTTACGGCGTAGATCAACCTTTGATTGCAGCCGTTCTTCCAGCACACGTTAATCGTTTGTTCCAAGCATTAAGTACAGATGAACGCAATTCACAAGGAGCATCAGCTGCTCGTAAAGCAGCAACTTACTTAGAGGCTACAGGTCACGGATTAGATATTAAAATTGACCCAGCAACTGGTCTTGAAATAGCACCATCTCCTTCAGAGGTATCTGCTTATCAAGATAAGTTACAGGCTTCAACTTTCACTGTTCTTGGTCTTCGTTTCTTGTTTGGATTTATAGCACCTGCTTCACCATCTATTCAGTTAAAATCTGATATGGCTAGTTGGGTTCGTGACAATGGACAAACAAGTTACAAGGCAGCTTTCAATGACCTACGTACACGCTATGGAGATATTGATAAAGCTACTAAGGAATGGATTCGACTATTCCCAGATCAGATGCCTTATACAATTTCAGAGTCTCAGGCAACAACAGTTGCTTCTGTAAATGCAGTCGGTGCAGCTACTGATTGGATTAACCAGAATGGTGATGTATTAAAGAAGTATAAGGAAGCCGGAGCATTTCTTATTCCTAATGCTGGTTCTTTTGACTTTGATGCTTACAAGTTATTATTTAAGTCAGGCTTAAAGGTTAATAAGACACTTACAGACTTTGTCAATGAAGTATCTGCTGCTAAAGACAAGCAAATTTATTACAGCAAGAAAGATGAATTTGACCAACAGATGGCATATACAACTTCTACTGATGCTAAACGTGTGCTTAGAGATCAATGGCAGTCTTGGTCTGATGAATTCAAGGGTGCACGTCCTGCACTACAAGAAGAACTAAGCACAGGGTCTGCTAAAGCCGTTCAACGTACACGTGCCCTAGATGATCTGCGTAATATGCTTAATGATAAGAGTGTTATAGCACAACCAGCATTAAGAAAAACTCTTAAAGATATGCTTGATACTTATGATAGTTATATCTCACAACGAGATTTTGCTAGTTTCTCAAGTGCTGGTAATAGTCAGAACTATAAAGATATGTTAAAACTTAATGCACAAAATACTCTACAGGCTATGTCTGAAGGTAATTCAAATGCATTAGCAGCATACAATTCACTATTTGCACCATTATTTAGATAATTAACAGGGAGATCGCTCAATGGCACTTGATATAAATAAGCTGATTGCTGATGCTCAAGCAGCACGTGCAGCAGCTGAGGCAAAGAAAGCGGCTGCAGATAAAGTCGCTGCTGCGCTTAAATCATCAACTGCCGCTAACCGTAAATTCAAAGCAGAAGCTGATAATAAACTTAATTATGCAAATGCGCTTTCATCATCTCTTAGAGAGTTTGAAGGAAAACTTACAATCTATGCAAATCAAATTGCACGTGATGGTAAACTAGATGCTGTATCTCAAAAGGATTTTGATAATCTTCTAAATCAATATCAAAAGACAGATAAGACTTATTCAAAGACTATTGCAGAAGTTGATAAAATTCTTGCTTCAGCACCTTCACCTACAAAGGTTGTAGTCAAAGGTGGAAAAGCAGAGGTAGCACCTACTGCTGAAGAAGTTGCAGCAAAAGGCACAGATAAAACAGCAATTACTCCAGAACAAAAACCAGAAGATTTTGCTGGATTATTAAAGAGTGCTCCACAATTTATCCGCAAAATGTCTGATACAGACCGCAAGTTCTTAGCTGCAAATCTAAATGAATCACTAGGACTAAAGATTCCGGTAGTAGGCGTATACACAGACGCTCTTCTTGGTGCATACCAAAGTGCTATCTCTGGCGCTCAGGCTGCTTACAATACTTTCAAAGATGTATTCTCTGTTAACCAATATCTTCAACAGAAAAAACTTGAGACTGCTGCACTAAAAGGCATAGGTGGAACAGGTGGACCATCGCTAGCCCAGTACCCAGTTATTTCTAGTAACTCAGATGCTAAGGCTTTATTTAATAAAGTATTCCAAAGCGAATTAAGTCGTGATGCTACAGATGCAGAAATCAAGCAGTTAACTCCATTATTAAAAGCAGCACAAGCTGCTAATCCAGAATCTACTAAGTCAACTACAATCAATGGCAAGAAGGTTCTGGAAAGAACTAGCGGGCTTAACACTGAACAATGGGTTATTGACCAATTAAGCAAAGATGCAAAACTTAAAGCTGAACTAGATAAAGCCAACTTAACGTCTCCCGATCTTGCAAAGCGTCTGGCTGATAAGAAAATTTATGATACTGCTTTGATAGCAGCAGGTAATGATCCTGCAAAGATTCAAGCCCTAAAAGAAACCACTGCTTATGGTCGTGGCATTAAAGAGTTTGAAAACGGTATTACTCAACTTGCCTTTGAGCAAGGTGCTACTAATACTCCTGAAGAAATTAGTGCAATTGCTAAAGCCCTTTATGACAAGGGAATTTCAGCAGCAAGTTCTACTTTTAAGACTGAGGTAAATACAGCCCTTAAATTTGGCGCTGATAAGATTGGCAAGTACACAGGTAAAGCAGGAGAAACATTTGCTGACCTAGCAACAACTGCTGCTGCTAATGGATTAGATCTTCAAAAGGCTTTTGGTTCAAACCTACCTAACTGGATAAGTGCAGTTGAAAAGGGAGAATCAATTGATACCTATAAGCGCATAATCCGTGACCAGGCAAAGATCGGTATGCCTGAGAAGGTAGCCAAGTTGCTAGATCAGGGTGTAGATCTTGAAACAATTTACACACCATATAAGAATCTTATGGCTAGCACACTAGAGATTAACCCTAAGACTATTACATTAAATGACCCAACACTTCGTACTGCCATCACTGCAGATGCTGAAGTACCATTGTACCAATTTGAGCGAGATCTTCGTAAAGATAATCGTTGGCAATATACCAATCAAGCAAAGAGTGAAGTATCAAGTGCCGCACAACAGGTTCTTAAAGACTTCGGATTTATGGGGTAATGATGGCTAGATACAATGATGCTTTTGATAGCTACACCACTCCAACATCTTTCCTACCAGAAGATTCTGCAGTTAAAAATGCAGCCAAGGTAGCAGCATCTAATGCTAATGCTACTGCTCAAGCAGGCGAAGATAACTATTACACAAAAGTAGTATCTGGTGGTAAGACTCAAGCACAACTTGATGCACTTGCTAATGCTCGTACAACAGCAACAACTATTCGTGATACATCTACTACAAAGACATCAACCGTAGATCCAGTAACTGGTAAGGTTATTACTACACCAAAGGGAACAGTATTAACTGGAAGCAAATCCACAATAGGATCTGGTGTAGATACTAGCCAAGCAGATGCTATTAGATATGCTGCTGATAAAGCAGCGGCTACTGAAGCAGCAAAGGCAGCAGCTGATGCAAAAGCATTAGAAGAAGCAAAGCTACAAGATCGTCAATCTGCCTATGATCTTTTGTTTAATGAGTTTAGTAAGTATGGTTTAGGTTCACTAGTACAGGGTATTAAGGGACTTATTCAATCCAATGTCTCACCTTCACAGTTTGCAATTGAATTGCAAAATACTAAAGAATACCAACAGCGTTTTTCAGCAAACCAAGACCGTATTAAAGCAGGGCTTAAAGCACTATCACCTGCAGAATATATTGGGTTAGAAGACCAGTACCAGAACATTATGCGTAACTATGGATTACCTGCTTCTTACTATGCAAAAGATTCAATAGGTACACAAGCAGGATTTAATAAACTACTTGGTGCTGATGTATCTGCTACAGAGTTAGAAGACCGTATTGCTACAGCACAACAGCGTGTACTTAACTCTAACCCAGAGGTATTGCGAGCACTCAAGCAGTTCTATCCTGATATTAACAATGCAGACATTTTGGCATACACACTTGACCCACAGAACGCATTGACTAATATCAAGCGTAAGGTAACTGCAGCTGAGATCGGTGGAGCAGCACTTGCTCAAGGTCTACAGGCACAAGGTGGAACTGCTGAATCATTAGCAGGTCTTGGTATCACTAAGGCACAAGCACAGCAGGGTTATACAGAAATTGCAGGTCTATTACCTACTGCTTCAAAGTTATCTGATATCTACGGTCAAGGCCCATACACACAAGGTACAGCAGAAGCAGAAGTATTTAATACCGCAGGTGCAGCAGAGGCTGCAGCAAAGCGTAAGAAACTAACATCACTAGAGACTGCACAATTTAGCGGCTCATCTGGTGTTGGTGCCCTAGGCAGAGATAAGAAAGCCTACGGAATGATAGAAGGCCAGACTGGTCTGTACTAAATAAAGCCTGCCACTAGAACCACCGGCCTAGTGGAGCGATAACAATTACCGGTAGCAGGAGCCATACGAGTGATCCCCAGAATCGTATGAGGCCTGCGTTAACTAGAAGAATGGGAGATGGACTATGTCCAATTTCGAGTATGAGGACGACGAAGATGATTTCACCACACCGGTGAATGATGGTAATGACCTCGTCAAACAACTGCGTAAAGCAGCAAAGCAAAAGGATAAAGAACTCGCAGAGCTTCGTGCTCAATTCGAGGGAGTATCCAAAGCACAAAGAGAACGAAACATTAAAGACGTCCTTGAATCTCGCGGGGTAAACAGCAAGATTGCAAAGTTTATCCCATCGGACTTAGACCCAACTGAGGAGTCTTTGTCTAAGTGGCTTGACGATAACGGAGACGTTTTCGGATTTCAAACCACTGAATCCAACCAGAACACCGTAGACCCAAAGCAAGCTGCAGACTATAACCGTATGAATAACGCTACTAGTCAGGCCCAAACGCCTGATTCGTCAGATGATCTCCTACGCAAACTAATGTCTGCTAACTCGAAAGAGGAACTTGACGAAGTCATTCGGATGTCTGGACTCTAAACCAACTAACCGAAAGGCACATCCTAAATGGCAATTCCATCAGGAACGCTGACCGGCACCTCCGCAATTAGCAACTTAGTACAGACAGCGTACGATCAGTACGTTCGTATGGCACTACGTAGCATCCCAGTGATGCGTGCTCTTGCTGACGTAAAGCCAGTACAGCAAGCAATGCCAGGTTCATCAGTTGTATTCTCAATCTATTCTGACCTCGCACAAGCGACAACGACTTTGACAGAAGCATCAGATGTATCTTCTATTGCACTAGGTAATCCAAACCAGATTACAGTAACACTACAAGAATACGGCTCAGCCGTAACAACAACAAAGAAGTTAAACCTAACTTCATTCAACGATGTTGACTCAGCTCTTGCTGACATCATCGCATACAACGCTGCAGACTCAATTGATGCTGTAGTTGCTTCAGTTCTTACTTCAGGTACTAACATTATCTACGGTGGAAACACAGCAACTACATACAACACAATTACATCAGCAGCAACAATCTCAGTAACAGATATCCGTCAGGCTGTAACAGAACTTCGCACAAACAAGGCATTGCCTCGTATTGGCGAACTATATGCTGCATACCTACACCCACGTCAGACAGCCGATCTTCGCGCTGAAACTGGTACAGGTGGATTCCAGTCACTTACACAGTACACAGACCGCACACCATTCGTGGCTGGTGCAGTTGGTGTAATTGAAGGTGCGTTTGTTGTTGAGACACCTCGTGTGCCTTATGCAGCTAACACACAGTCACCTGCAGTTAACGTCTACAAGGCAGTTGTAGCAGGTCGCGAAGCACTAGCAGAAGCTCAGGGACAGGACATCTCAACAGTTGTCGGTCCTCAGATCGATGCGTTGCGTCGTTACCACACAATCGGTTGGTACTACTTCGGTGGCTTCAACCTATTGCGTACATCTGCTCTATACCAGATCGCAACATCTGCATCTAACGGATAATCATTTAGTTGATTAACGCGGTGGCAGGGGGCAACCCCTGTCACTGAGTCAGTTCACTAAGGAGAACTAATGGCATATAAAGCAACAACACCTTGGGAGTACCAGACCTGGGGCGCAGGCTTACCTTGGCCTGATAAGTACTCACGTATTGCAGCACGTCAAATTGTTGGTGGTACTTATACTGGTGCTATCAATCCATACATTACTGATATTGCTCGTGGTGTAACCTTTATTGTCAATGGATCTACAGTTACAACAACTATGTATCCATACCAAAACGACTTAGCCGATGCAGACTGGTATGTTCTTGGTGGTCATCAGCAAATAATTACAGATGCTCAAGCAGCAGTTCTTATTGCTGCAGGGTACGGAGATTATGTGGAGCCAATCGTATGAGTTTACACAGACGCACAAAGCACCCAGAGTATGTAGAAGGTTGCTTTGGATGCAAGGTGGGAGATCTACAGTTATCTGTAGGTGAAGCTCGTCACGATGGTGTACCAACAGCAAAACAGCACGATAAAGAATTAGGTTCCTATTACAGCGCAATACGCCAGGGAATCGAACCAGTTTCTACTAAGCAAAGAGATATCGATGCTGCAGTTAGATTAAGCAATGACACAGGCGTTGCCTTCAATGGCAACTCACTATAACAAGGAGAAACAGATGGCAGATAAAGGCGACAAGTCACAGTCAACTGACTTCGTTCCATTCGACAGAGTAAACAAGGGTGGCATCATTCCTTCAATGCCTGCAGGTGGACAAGCAGTTGTAAAGTCAGGATCAAAGGCAGTTTTTTCTGGCGGTAAGAAAACGGAGACAAAGTAATGTGCGCTGTATGTGGTTGCGGTTATGCAACATATGACGATATTGAGACTGGTGCTCCAAAGAACGAGATGGGTTATATCAACGAGCTAACAGAAAAGTCGGAGATGGAATAATGGCAGCTAAAAAAGGAATGGGCTTTGCCGCAGCGCAGAAGTCAATTGCAAAGAAGCAGGGAATCCCAATGAAGAACGCCGGTGCAATCCTTGCAGCTGGTGCTCGTAAGGCATCACCTGCTGCAGTCAAGGCTAACCCAAATCTTAAGAAGGTTAGCGGTATGAAAAAGAAGATGGGTAAGTAATGAAGAAAGAATTTTGGGATACAAAAAATCCTAAGAAAACATCTTCAAAGTTGACACCTTCTCAGAAGGCAAGCGCTAAGGCTAAGGCCAAGGCAGCAGGTCGACCATATCCAAATCTAGTAGATAATGCGGCAGCATCAAGAAAGAAAAAGTAATGGCAAAGACTCCAGCTTGGCAACGCAAAGAAGGTCAGAACCCAAAGGGTGGGCTTAACGCTAAAGGTCGTGCCTCTGCTAAGGCAGCAGGTAGCAATCTAAAGCCACCAGTTAAGTCTGGTGATAATCCACGTAGAGCAAGTTTCCTTGCTCGTATGGGTAATGCAGCAGGACCTGAGCATAAGCCTAACGGTGAGCCAACTCGTTTACTTTTATCTTTACAAGCGTGGGGCGCATCTAGTAAAGCAGATGCTAAGAAAAAAGCGGCAGCAATATCTGCTCGCAACAAGACTAAGAAGAAGTGAGGTAGCGTAGGTGCCACTAGGTATTGCAGGTTCAACATTAAACGACGAGTTAAATCGTCTCGCAAACGGGGGCACCTACCCTGCTATCTCTGCCTATCTTGACCAAGCAGCAGCAGCAAGAAAATGGGCAATTGCTAAAGGTAAAGTTCCTGGCAAAGTAACAGATCTAGTAGGCGTTCTTAACGTTATCGCTAACATCAGCAGTCGTAAAGATTGGCTAGATGTTGCTGGAGTTTGTAACTATATTGCTGGTACTACTGGACTAGAGCCTGCAGCGGCACTGCGCCAGGTGGCATCTTGACAGCTATCTACAATCTCGTATGCCCACAGGCTACAACATTTACATTTGCTTTTAGACCACAGACAGATGGAGTTAATTGGAACTTAACCAATTACACCGCAACTATGACAGTGCGACCATTTACTGGATCTAGTACAACAACATTATTGGCTACAACTGCTAACGGTAGAATTTCTATTAACACATCAACATCAGTTATTACAGTAACTTTTACTTCTGCTCAAACTAATATCTTTGCAGAACCTTATGTCTATGACTTTGTACTTAATTCAGGATCAGTAACAACAAGACTTTTACAAGGTAATTTCCTAGTGACTGCGGGGGTAACGGTTTAATGCCAGAGACAATTGTCATCATTGAATCTGCTCAACCGCAGACATCTGTAGTATTCTCAGCAGATCAAGGACCACAGGGAGCACCTGGTAACACAGGACCTACCGGTCCAGCAGGAGCAACCGGAGCGCAAGGAGCAACAGGTGCCACAGGACCGACTGGATCTACAGGTAGTACTGGAAGCACAGGCCCAACGGGAGCGACTGGGCCAACTGGACCTCAAGGAATTACTGGCCCAACTGGACCAACTGGAAATACAGGATCTACAGGACCTACGGGAGCACAAGGACCAACAGGTGTAACTGGACCTACAGGACCGCAAGGAGTCACAGGGCCACAGGGAGCACAGGGAATCCAAGGACCCACAGGTCCTACTGGAGCAACAGGTAGTACAGGCTCTACGGGCGCTACAGGCGCTACAGGGCCTACTGGAGCAACAGGCTCTACTGGTGCAACAGGAGCCACAGGCTCACAAGGTATTCAAGGTCCAACAGGACCAACAGGGGCTACAGGTTCTACAGGTCCAACTGGACCTACAGGGGCAACTGGAGCGACAGGTCCAGTATCTTCTAACAACGTCCACTCATCAGCTCGCCTTGCTACAACAGCAAATCTAAGTGCTACCTATACTGCTGGAACACTAGATCAAAATGGTGGCTATGGAATTGGAGCCACACTTACTGGTACATCAAATGGACGTTTATCTCTTGACGGAAGTAACGTTACCAATGGCGATAGAATCCTTGTTAAGAATCAAACTACTGCTACTCAAAATGGTATCTATGTAGTTACTCAGCAGGGTGGTGCTGGACAGGCATTTATCCTTACACGCTCATCAGACTTTAACGACTCGATTGCTAACCAAGTTGAGTATGGAGATTTTCTCTTCGTAACTACTGGTACTGTCAATGCTGCTACTAACTGGATTCAAAACAATGTTGGTACTGGAACTGGTGGATACATCATCATCGGTACAGATAACATTACCTTTGCTCAATCAGGTGGAGTAGGCCCTTCTGGTCCTACAGGTGCCACTGGTGCTACTGGCCCTACTGGACCGCAAGGCCCAACAGGTGCAACGGGAGCAACGGGAGCATCAGGCGCTACCGGTGCTACTGGTGCCACAGGTGCAACGGGTGCCACTGGTTCACAGGGTATCCAGGGTCCAACGGGTCCGACTGGCGCTACTGGTGCTACTGGCGCACAAGGTCCTACAGGACCTACCGGACCGCAAGGAGCCACCGGACCACAAGGTACACAAGGTGTACAAGGCCCAACAGGGCCAACAGGTGCAACAGGTTCTGCTGGTGCAACTGGAGCAACGGGACCTACCGGTCCTCAAGGAACGACGGGAGCAACGGGTGCAACAGGTTCGACAGGTGCTACCGGTGCTAGTGGTGCTACTGGTCCTACTGGTCCCACCGGTGCTACTGGTGATATTGGGCCAACTGGACCGACTGGAGCGACGGGTTCAGCAGTAGCTACAGGAGCAACAGGAGCAACAGGAGCGACAGGATCGCAGGGACCGACTGGTCCAACAGGTGCGACAGGCTCAACAGGATTAACAGGAGCCACTGGTCCGACTGGTCCAACTGGTAGTGCAGGTGCAACAGGTGCCACTGGACCTACAGGTCCGACGGGTGCAGATGCAACGGCGTTGCCTGGTATCTTAATGCTAGGTGGAATGTAGACTTCTCGTATGAGAGTCAACGAGTATTTTGACAAGGTCGTGGTAATAAACCTTGACCGCAGGAAAGATCGTTTAGAAAAGGTTGATGCCCAGCTGCAAGAGTTGGGTATTACCTACGAACGCTTTAGTGCAGTAGATGCTAAGGCATTGGGCATAGATCCAATACAAGCGTGTAAGCAAAGCCACTTACAGGTACTAGAAGAGTCAGTAGGTAAGACGCTCATCCTAGAAGATGACGCTTATTTTATGGAAGGTTTTAATGAACGCTTTACTGAGTTCATTGAACTATTACCTAAAGACTGGCACATCTTTTATCTAGGCGCAGTACTGCTTAACAGTGAACGTTGCAACGACATAATGGTCAGAGCAATGGATACATCATCACTACACGCTTACTGTGTAAATCCTAAGTTCAAAGAGATTGCACTAGAGCAAGGTAGAGATTACCCAGAGCATATAGATGTTGCTTATAGATTATTACATCGCCAGTACAGATCATATGCTGCTAAGCCACCAATGGTCAAGCAGTATCCAAGTTACTCAGATCTGATGTTAGAAGATGTTGATTATATGAGTTGGTACAAATGAAGATAGCCGTATACACGATTGCACTTAATGAGGAGAAACACGTTGAACGATGGTATGAGTCTTGTAAAGACGCAGACTATCTCCTCATTGCCGACACAGGATCAACAGATAAAACCGTTGAGATTGCACGAAGTCTTGGCATTACGGTTTACCAAATCTTTGTTTCGCCATTTAGATTCGACGATGCTCGTAACGCGTCGCTAGCATTACTACCAGCTGATGTGGATTACTGCATCGCACTGGATATGGATGAAGAGTTAACACCTGGTTGGCGTGAAGCGCTAGAGAAGATTGACCCTAGTATCGATAGACCGTACTACCGTCGTATCGAAGCGTTCAATGAAGATGGCACAGCAAACCTAGAGTTTAATGGGTTTAAGATCCATAGACGCAAAGATGTACGGTGGAAGTATCCTATCCACGAAGTACCACACTGGGACTCAGAACGTGAAGAAATCAAAGGTGAGATAACAGGATTAGAAATCCATCACCGCCAAGATAAAGCTAAGTCCAGAGCACAGTACTTAGAGATGCTAGAGATGGCAGTCAAAGAAAACCCAGATGCTCGCAACTCTTACTACTTAGGTAGAGAATACTTTTACTACAAAAGATTTGATGAAGCAGCCAAGATGCTTAAAGCATATTTGACTATCTCAGAATTTCCAGAAGAGCGCAGTGCAGCGTGTAGAACGCTGTCATTCTGTGAACCTCATATGGCAGAAGAGTGGTTGATTAAAGGTACAGAAGAACACGCTAACCGTGAATCTGTATTAGGACTTGCTCACCATTATTACAAGACACAGCAATGGGATGAGTGTTTGCTTGTTGCTAAGAAGTCACTGGAGTTTACTGAAAGACCTATGGGTTTCTTATCAGAAAACTGGGCGTGGACTCATATGGCTCACGACCTCATAGCAGTATCAAGTTGGCAGCTGGGTGATTACCCAACTGCACTTGAGCACGGAATCAAAGCGTTAGAGATAACACCTGATGATGAAAGATTACAAACCAACGTAACGTTCTATAGGAGCAAGATAGATGCCAAATCTGGGACAACTAGTAAGCGAAGTACAAAGTAACCTGCAGGGTTACACACTTCGTCAAGACCGCATTACTTGGCTCGCCACAACAGGCGGCATCTCAGCTACTGCGCTGACCATCAAGATTGGTTCAGCAGATAACCTTGCTAAAGGTATTGTCCAGATTGATAATGAACTTATCTGGGTTAACTCATTTGATAAGCAGAACCTTACACTTAACGTAGCCCCTGGCTTTGGTCGTGGCTATATGGGCACTACTCCTAGCCCACACGCTGAAAATGCACAGGTAATCTTAACTCCAACATTCCCAGTAACAATGATCCAGCAAGCACTTAACGATACAATTAACTCACTGTATCCAAAGTTGTTTGGTGTAGCACTAACAACCTTCCAGTACAACGCAGCACAGATTGCTTACCCACTACCAGATGATGCACGAGATGTACTGTTTATCTCTTGGCAAACACCTGGGCCATCACGTGAATGGCTACCAACTAATCGTTGGCGTATGGATCGTATGGCAAACGTTGCATCATTTAATACTACAAAGACGGTGAATATCTATGACAAGATTGTCCCTGGTCGTACGGTCCAAGTCTATTATTCCATTATCCCAAATAACCTCACTAACTCTGGCGATGACTTTGCTACTGTTACAGGCTTACCGGAATCGTCAAGAGATGTTGTTACTCTTGGAGCTGCATACAGACTCCTCAGTTATATTGATACGGGTCGGATCAACCTATCCTCAGCCGAAGCAGATCTAGCAGATACCAAGTTACCTTCAACTGCTGGTGCCTCTGCATCTAAATATATCTTTGCTCTTTACCAGCAGCGTTTACAAGAAGAGTCAGTTAAGTTGCAAGATCGTTTCCCAATCCGCGTTCACTACACCATCTAAGGAAAGACAATGACACGCCTGTATTCCTCAATCTCAGTAGAAACAATTCTTTCTGCTGCTATTAACAGCTCGCAGACATCACTGGCAGTATCAACAGGTACTGGCTCAGCCCTTCTAGGCGGTGTAAGTCTTGCTGCAGGCAACGTAGATCAGTTTACTGTTGCTATTGACCCAGATACTGTCAACGAAGAAATTGTATTTATTACTGGTAACTCTGGTGATACCTTTACAATTGTCCGTGGTCGTGCAGGATCTACTGCAATTACCCACGCATCAGGTGCAACGGTAAGACACGTACTGACCTCTGATGACCTTAACTTCTTTAAGACTGCAATTCAGCCAACAACTTTTACCGCTAAGGGACAGCTGATCTCAGCATCTGCTAGCGGTACTACATCAATGGTAAACGTTGGTGCCAATGACTATGTCTTGACTGCAGATAGCGCACAGACTGCAGGACTTAAATGGGCAGCAGCGCCAACAACTAGCCTTAACTTAACCTTTAACGCACAGACTGGTACTACATACACGCTTCTATCAAGTGATGTCAACAAGTTAGTTACTCTTAATAATGCCGCTGCTATCACAGTAACTATCCCTAACGGAGTATTTACTACAGGTCAGCAGATTAACTTGCAGCAGCTAGGAGCAGGTCAAGTAACAGTTCAAGGTGATGGAACAACAACCTTTACTGGTACTGGTACCAAACTACGCGCTCAATACTCAGCAGCAACTCTGGTTTGTACAGGAACTAACACCTTCACTCTGATCGGAGATATCGCCTAATGCCAACATATAAGGTTCTGGCACAGTCTGCGCCTAGCGCTGCAACTGCTACAACGCTATACACAGCAACTAATGCTGTAATTGTATCTACACTCAATGTAGCAAATACAGGTGGTGCTGCTGACTTAATTCGAGTAGCAGTCCGACCAGCTGGTGCAACTCTGGCTAATCAGCACTACATCACTTACGGAGTGCAGGTTCCATCAGGTGGAGTTTTCTCCATTCAAGGTGGTATTACTTTGGCAAACACTGATGTTATTACTGTGTACTCAACAACTGGTACTTCATCATTTAGTGCATTTGGAAGCGAGGCTAACTAATGGCTATTAACATTGTAGGCGGTACAGTTCAGGCATCTGCTGCCCTGGCTTTTAACGCACAGACTGGAACTACTTATACCCTTGTGTCATCAGATGCTGACAATAAACTTGTCACTACATCTAATGCTTCTGCGGTAACAGTAACAATCCCACCATCAGTATTTACTACAGGGCAACAGATTAACGTGGCATCAATCGGCGTAGGACTTACATCCTTTGCAGCAGGTTCTGGTGTAACTATTACATCAACTGGTGCAAGCGCAGCTGCTCCAATCCTTAGAGCACGTTATTCTGCAGGAACTGTAATCTGCACAGCAAGCAATACTTTCCTAGTGGTAGGAGACTTGAGTTAATGTCACCAATCCTAGGCATCTATGCTTCACAGAATTATCCAAGAATAACTAACTCTTATGAGTCTATTGCTACTACAACAGTAGGAGCGGGTGGAGCATCTAGCATTACCTTTAGTTCAATCCCTGCTACCTACACGCACTTACAAATTAGGGCTATTGCTCAAAATAGCAGTAGCAATACATATTCCAATATGCGATTCAATAGCGATACTGGCACTAACTATAATAATCATTATTTAGATGGAGACGGCAGCAGCGCAACGGCTGGAGCAAATGTAAGCGATAACAAACTCTATTTTGGTTATATTACTATTAGCACAAACACAAATATGTTTGGTGTTATGGTCGTAGATATTCTTGATTATGCTAATACAAATAAATATAAAACAATTAGACTTTTAACAGGTAAAGATATGAACGGCTCAGGTGTTGTCGAATTAGGTTCAGGTGCTTGGCGCAATACCAACGCCATTACTGATATTACAATTATTCCCTCTGCTGCTAACTTTGCTCAATACTCATCCTTCGCCCTATACGGAATCCGATCATAATGACAGAGTGCATAATTTGGCAACAGTCTCTTAAAGATACAGGATATGGACAAACTTTTTTTCGAGGCAAAGTAACGAGAGCACATCGTGCTGCTTGGATTAAAGTTAATGGTGATATTCCAAAAGGTTTTTTGGTAGATCATATTTGCCATAACGAAGCAGTAGAACGCGGTGAGTGCAAAGGTGGTTTTACCTGCAAGCATAGAGCTTGCGTAAATACAGATCATTTGCGCTTAACATCTCATTCAGAGAATGTTATGGGTGGAGTACACAACATAGATAATCGTAGCCACTGTAATCAGGGGCATCCATTTGAAGGGAACATAATGGTACGCAAAGATGGCAAGCGTGAGTGCGCTGAGTGCAACCGCGTTCGATCTAGGGCTAATTGGGCTAAGCAAAAGGCTGGTGCATAATGCCATCAACTTACGAGCCAATCGCTACACAGACTCTTGGGTCAGCTGCATCATCTATTACTTTTAGTTCTGTTCCATCAACCTATACTGATTTAGTATTAGTTTTTAATGGTGGTGGATCGACGACTTCTGGTGAAAACATTGTTTTACAATTTAATGGAGATACTGGAACAAATTATTCCTGCACAGTTCTTAACGGGAATGGTACTGCTGCGGCTTCTTATCGAGAAGCTAATTACACAGCAGTACGGGCTTCTTATGCAACTGCTTTTTATAATACTTTAACAAATATGACTGTTGCTCAAATTATGAATTACTCAAACTCAACTACGTATAAAACAGTTCTTTGTAGAAGCGGAATTACTAATGGGACTTTTGCAGGAACAGAAGGAATAGTTTCATTATGGCGCAATACTTCAACAATTACTTCTATAGTTGCAAAAGCAACAGTAGGTAATTTTCTTGCTAGTTCAACCTTTACCCTTTACGGCATAAAAGCAGCCTGATGAATACTAACTTTAGAAAGGTGGCATAATGGCTACTACATTTACTAAGATTGCCTCTACAACTGTAGGGCTATTGGGTGCTGCAACTATTGACTTTACCTCTATTCCTAGTACTTATACAGATTTATGCGTCAAATTATCTGGTCGCTCAGCTAACGTTAGCAATTTTGATAATCCGAGATTGACAATCAATGCCAGCACTTCAACTTTTAGCCGTAAAGAACTTTACGCAGAAAGTGGTGCGGTAGGATCAGAATCAGTAGCTGACCGTATAATTGGTGTTATCCCAGCATTTAATGCAACATCTAGCACTTTTGGTTCTTTAGATTTTTACTTGCCAAATTATGCTGGGTCAAACAATAAGTCTTACAGCGTTGATAGCGTTACGGAAAATAATAGCGCAACTCAGGCGATGTGGTTGCTTGCTGGTCTTTGGGCTACTACTTCTGCAATTACAGACATAACAATTTCTTTGCAGTCAGGTGGCAATTTTGTTCAATACTCAACCGCAACACTTTACGGCATCAAAAACTCATAAGGAGAAACAATGACAACAGCAATCGAAGTTAACTGCGCTACAGGCGAAGTTACAGAGCGTCCATTAACAACAGAAGAACTAGCTCAGCGTGAGGCAGATGCTCAGGCAGCAGCGGCACAAGCACACGAAGAAGAGGTTGCAGCAGCAACAAAGGCTGAGGCTAAGGCAGCATTGCTTGCTAAGTTAGGTATTACAGCAGACGAGGCTAAGTTACTTCTAGCGTAATCCAATAGCGTTGTTTAAGTGCGCTATTAGAAGCTGTACTGCATACGCTGTTATTAAAGGAATGTGCGCTAAGCACGATAAACAATACCGACAATCAAGGAGTTAGCTATGCCCTATGGCGATAACATCACGGAAGCAATTCCCTATGCACTGTCTAATCCTGCAGGTACTCAAGTTTATGCAGGAACAGGTGTCGCCTACGATGTAGCCTTTGGTGGATTGCCATTTTTTCTAACCACTGGTGATGAAACACCTTATCGTCGTGTCACTGCTCAATATCGAAAGAACCAAGTAGATATGAGCCGCGAACCTGGTGAGCAAACACTTACCGGTTGGTGGCTACGTAGCCAATCTAGTTTCCACCTTGGTCAAGGCATCAAATTCTTTGAGCCACAGCAGGATGAGTCTTTGCGCTTTCAGTTTACTTTCAGCAAGGGCTTAGATGTCTGGACTAAAGGACAAGCAACGCTACTTAAAGATGTAACTGCGTACTCATCTATTACCAATGGATTGCAGACTAACAAGCGCCCATACCAAACTGCTAGATCTATTCGATACAGCAGCAAGGATGCAGTTCTTGTTTGGGATGGCTACAAGATTGACAAGGTAGAGGCAGATGGAACTGTTGTTTCATTTGTCAGCTACACACCTGGTACTGACTATCCAATTCTTTCTGTCTGTGATGATGGAACCTTTGCTTACTGGGTAACCAACAAGGTTGGAACTAACAGGCTACAAGTCAATAAGCGACCATTAGACTCAAGCTCAGCAGCAACTGAGATGTTTACTAGTGCGACTATCACAGCAACTAATGCTGTCATTGAGTTTACTAAAGAGCGTCTTGTTATGGCTGTCAATAACAGCGTCTATGAGTTTGCTATCTCAGCAGTTGCACTACCTACTGCAGTCTATAGCCACCCGAACGCATCATTTACTTATACAAGTATCACATCATCTGGTGCTGCTATTTACCTATCAGGCTACAACGGCATCCAATCAACTATCCAGAAGTTTACTCTGACTACAACTGGTGCAATGCCAACACTGACTAGTGCTATCACTGCAGCTGAACTTCCAGTAGGAGAGATTGTACAGAAGGTCTACTACTACCTTGGTTATATGGCTATCGGTACAAGCCTAGGACTACGTGTTGCAGATGTGTCTGTATCAGATGGATCTATTGCTTATGGACCATTGATATTTAACTCTGAGCAACCAGTCTATGACGTTGCAGGGTATGACAAATATCTATGGTGTACTACAAATGTAGATGGCAACCCTGGTGTTACACGCGTTGACTTAGGTCAACAGGTAGGAACACAGTTAGTCTTTGCCTATGCTTGGGATTTGTATGACCCAAACCTTACAGGTTTCTACACAACAGCCTGTGCTTTTGTTGGTAACACTGATCGCCTAGCCTTTGTTACATCTAATAATGGAACAACAAATGGCAAAGTATATATCGAGGCATCAACACGATTGACTGCACTTGGCACAATGCGTATTGGCTACATCCGTTACAACACACTTGAGAATAAAATCTTTAAGTTCTTACAGCCACGCTATGATTCAACAGATGGCGCACTGAACATCTATTCTATTGATGCTCAAGGTAATCAGTACAAGATTGGTTCCTTTGACCAAGGCGCAGACATTACTCAAATTGGTATTCCATATCCAGCTACACCTCAGCAGTATCTTGGCTTTAAGTTTGAGATGAGTCGTTCTGATACTGATACATCTAAGGGGCCATTGTTTACTGGTTACCAGGTACGAGTACTGCCATCTATTCCACGTCAGCGTTTGATTCAATACCCAGTAGAACTCTATGACTATGAGATGGATAAGTTTAATAACCCTGCAGGTTATGAAGGTGGGGCCTATGACCGTTTACTTAATATGCAAGCAATTGAAAATCTTGGAGACTTAATCAAGGTAGAAGACTTCCGTACCGGTGAGTCATACCTTGGTCTGATTGAAGAGATGGACTTCATCAACCGTACCCCTACCGATAAGCGATACTCTGGCTATGGCGGTTTACTACTAGTTACGATTCGGACGGCATAATGTCAGCAGCTCTTATCAACAATGGCAGCTTATTGTTCTCAGGTATCTGGGCATTATGTGAGACAGTAGTTATCTTTACTGCAGCCTACAAGTTCTTTAGCAGGATGAACCGTCGCCTAGACCGTATTGAATACCAGTTGTATGAAAACGGTGGTGAGTCTATGAAGGATCAGATCAATGCTATCTGTGAAGACATTACTGAACTCAAGATCAATCAAGCAATTATCAAGACAAAGGTAGAAGCACAATGAGTCAGCGTGCAGATTTCTTGGCAATAGCAGCAAAAGAAATTGGAACTATAGAAGGACCGAAGGATAATGAAACAAAGTATGGCGCGTTTACTAAGGCTAATTTCCTACCTTGGTGCGGCAGTTTTGTTATGTGGTGTGCTAATCAGGTTGGCCTTAAGATCCCAAATGTCGTAAGCACACACCTTGGTGCTGAGAAGTTTAAGGGCACAGGCGCCTGGGCTAACGCAGCTACTGCTAAGCCAAAGCCAGGGGACATAGTCTTCTTTGATTTTGCAGAAGGCGGTAACCCAATAGATCACGTAGGTATTGTGGTCAAAGATAACCAAGATGGAACAGTTACCACTATTGAAGGTAATACATCTGGCGATAAAAAGAAGTCTGCATCAGAGCGCAATGGTGGAGAAGTAGTTCAGAAAGTTCGTGCGTATCTCACTAGCAATAAGAAGAAGTTGCCAGTGTTTATCGTTGGCTTTGGTACACCAAAGTTCAAAGACTAAGGAGAACAAATGAAGTTCAATAACAAAGTACTAGATATGTGGGCAAAGTGGTTCGTCGGTAACGCACTGACAGCAGTGGTAGTTATCGGCAAGTCCCCACTAGATTTTGCAGCAGCAGACTGGAAGCACGCAGCCAATGCAATTTGGCTAGCAATAGTTCCGGTAATAATTGCTTGGGCTAACCCTAAGCACGAATTAACTATGACTAAACCTAAGTAAAGTTTGACTGCAAGGCATACGGCCCTCACTCCTTCGGGAGTGGGGGCCTTTTTTGTTGTCTAAATTTTGTCTACAGAACAGGGAACGATGACAAGATTGCCACAGGAAACACAGGTAGCATCAAGGAAATACCAGACTAGCTCGTAGTCTTCAAAGGAACACATAACATTAAATACTTGTGAGCCACAGGTGCAGACGTGGATGGGTCCTAAACCCCGCAGATCGGCCCCGTAAGGCTCAGGAACACCATCTAGTGGCTTGCGCCTGCGGTTCATTCTTGGCAGGGTGAGTAGACGGAGTACCATATTGCCTGGCACGTCTCCCTCCTGCGGGTCGGTCGCCTCTCGGCTAAAGCCTCGGCCCCGTAAGGGGCCACTGTAAATTCGCTATCGCTCATATTGTAATCGGCGAGCCTAGTATGTGTCTTACGACACGCCGTAGTAGACTAGTAACTATGACAACATTGGTAGGGATCTCTAGTAACGACTTCGTCGTAATGGCAGCTGACTCGCAAATTACTGACGGCGATCAACGTATCATCTCGGTCGAAACTCCTAAGATAATTTGGGTAGGTAAATACCTATTAGGTCTTACTGGTGACTCACGTCCTGGTGACATCCTTGCCTACTCGTGGAAGCCACCGCTATATCGTGGTGAAGATCCTGTGCGTTTTATGGGTAGCAAACTATTGCCTAGTATGTCGGTTGCGTTCAAAGAAAATAACTATGAACCAGACCAGAAGGAAATGAACTTCGCTTTCCTTGTGTCTTTTAATACTAACTTGTTCTCAGTAGGTGGGGATCTATCTTTCAACGCCAGTGAGCGTGGACTGTTTGCATCAGGCTCAGGTGGTAACTATGCGCTGGGGTTTCTGTATGGCTTGGAAAAGAAAATGTACAGAACACAAGAGATGGCAAAGATAGCTGCAGAAAAGGCAGTCAATATCGCGTCGGTTCTTGACATCAATACCAGCCCACCCATACAGTTAGAGATCCAGGAGAGGAGTTGAAATGTTATTAGGAATAGCTATTGGTTTCGTAGTTGGCTTTGTTGCAGCTTATGGTTTTGATACTTGGTTGCAATGGAAGGATGACCAGCGATGGAAATGATCTGGAAGCGTTTTGCACTACGTGAAACTATTGCAAAGAAGATTGAATCTATTGAAATCAAACCATCTGAAACTAATGCACTAGGTATGCAGATACAGGCAGCAAGAATAGCAAGGGATAAAGATGGCAATTGAAGATCTTAAAGGCATACATATGACAGATGAGTATGCTGCCAACTATTTCCTACAGCAGGGTTACTTAGCAGCACGAGTTGAATACATACAAGCAGAACGTGAGAAGGAAAACAATGGCGATTGAAGACCCAAAGGAATTACTGCTGCACGTACTGCATAACAAAGATGCAAGTCGTGACCGCAGTATGCAGACCGAGGTTGGTCCATCAGAAATCGGTAGTTGTAAGCGCAAGGTCTGGTACAGATTAAACGCACAGCCACATACCAATGAGAACCAATCAAAACTGGCAGCCATTATGGGTACTGCTATTCACGCTGCAATTGAAGAGGCTATTGGTCACATAGATCCAGAAGGTAAAGAGTATCTAGTTGAAACCTCTGTTGCCTACGGTGATATGAAAGCACACGTAGATTTATTTATACCTAGTACCGGTGCAGTCATTGACTGGAAGACTAGCAAGATAAAGAACCTGAGCTACTTCCCATCCAAGCAACAGCGTTGGCAGGTACAGGTCTATGGATACTTACTATCAAAGAATGGATACAATGTTAAAACGGTTAACCTTGTTGCTATTGCTCGTGATGGTGCTGAAAAAGATGTCAAAGTACATACAGAACCTTATGATGAAAGCATCGCTTTAGAAGCACTTGAGTGGTTAGCAAATGTTAAGGCAAGTCCAACCTTGCCAGAGCCTGAGAAGGACCAATCATTTTGTAAAGACTACTGCCAATACTATGATGAGTCTGAGACTATGGGATGTGGTGGCTTAAAAAAAGAACGTATCGTCCTTAGTGAATTGATTATTGAGGACGAAGCAGTTGACAAGAACGCACTGCTTTACTTACAGTTAGACAGCAAGATCAAAGAGTTGGAAAAAGAAAAAGATTCCTTGAAGGCATCCTTCGAGGGTACTACTGGAGTAACACCTAGTGGTGTAGAAATCAGCTGGTCTACTGTTAAAGGTAGAGAAACAGTTGATGCAAAGGAAGTTGAGAAACTTCTAGGGTTTGTACCGAAGGTTGTCGGTAACGAATCTGTACGACTTAACATCAAAACTATCGGAGGAAAGTAAATGGCTGCAAACGAAAACACAAAGTTCCAAGTGAACTTTAAGACAGGCGATGGATCACTTATCAACTTGTACGCAACAGATATCAAAGACCTAGAGACGGGTCTAACAGATCTATCAATGGTTGCTTCCCTAATCAAGTCAACATCAGCAGAACTAGGTTCAGTACCTGCAGCACCAGCACGTGCTGTTGCAGATATTGCAGCACAGTTCAATGCACCAGTTGCACAGCAGAGCGAAGCACCAGGGTCTAAGTCTTGTAAGCACGGACCGATGGCTTTCAAATCAGGAACATCAGCTAAGGGTCCTTGGCAGGGTTATATGTGTAACTCGCCAAAGGGTTCACCAGATAAATGCGAGACTATCTGGGTTCGTTAACCTGTGCGAGGGCCTTGGAACTTCGAGGATCCACGCTGTAGAGGTATAGACACAGAACTATTTTACCCACCAGAAGCAGAATATCCACCAGAGATGCCTATGATTTTATCTCTGTGTGGTAAATGCGTACACCAAACAGAGTGTGCTGAGTGGGGAATTAAAAACGAACGCTTTGGTATCTGGGGTGGGTTAACTCACGGCAAGAGAGCAAGGATTCGTACACAAAGAGGTATCACTATTCCGTTTGGGGAGTTTAATGCTTAGCTTACAGCGTGCGTGGGGAACAGTCCTCACCAAAGCAACTCCCCTGCCGGATGTGTGGAAAGATCTTGTACCTAAACAGATTAAGTTTCGACGAGGGCAAGTGTGTATGGTAGCTGCTGCGCCCAATGTAGGTAAGTCAATGTTTGCTTTGGTCTACAGCATCAGAGCAAAAGTACCTACCTTGTTCTTCTCAGCAGATACTGACACAGCAACAGTAATGTTGCGATCTGCTGCACATACATCTGGTCACAACCAGGTAACAGTAGAACAGAACCTATCTGGTAACTCCCATTACTATGACAAACACTTTGAGAAGTTAAGTCATATCAAGTGGGTCTTTGACTCTAGTCCGTCACTCGATGATATCGAGTTAGAGATCAAGGCATACGTTGAACTCTACGGCATTGCTCCAGAACTTATTGTCATAGATAACTTAATGAACGTAGCAGCAGAAACAGATAATGAATGGGCAGGCTTGCGTGCGATTATGATGGAGCTTCACGATATGGCACGCAAGACCGAAGCCTGTGTACTGGTATTGCACCACGTCTCTGAACAGTCTGAGTATGGGTCACCTACCAGACCACCAGCCAGACGTGCTATCCACGGTAAGGTCAGTCAGTTGCCAGCGTTAATCCTAACGCTAGGCTTTGACCCAACCAGTGGTGATCTTAATATCTCAGCGGTGAAGAACCGCTTTGGTAAGCACACAGCAGATGCTTCTGATTATGTAACTTTAGTTGCCGACTATGCTGCCTGTCAGATCTCTGACAAAGATGCGTATGGATCAATGTTAAGTAGAGATGTACGTTCTGGATATAATGGTAGTCATACACCGATAGATGAGTGGCAGAAAGCGATGGGACAATGAGTAACACAGAGATCCAGTATGTCAAGAAGCGCATCAAACAATTAGAAGCTGATATGGCTAACCTAGTAATGGCATTGATTGAACTGAAAGTATTTAAGATTAAGATTGATAAAGACGGTAACGCCATCTATGACACGGGCAAAGATGAGCAGTCCGAAGTACAATAAAGCCAAAGGCGCAGCCTTTGAGATAGATGTAATGAAATGGTTTCGTAGTCTTGGTGTGCTAGCTGAACGACTCAGGCTGGCAGGCAAAGATGACGAAGGTGATTTAGTATGTGTTGTCTCCGGAAAGACATACATACTAGAACTCAAGAACACGGCAACCCTTTCCTTGCCGGAGTTCTGGAGGCAAGCAGAAGTTGAGGCGCTTAACTACGCGAAGGCAAGAGGTATTGGGGAAGTACCACTGCATTATGTTGTAGTTAAGCGTCGCAACGCTGGCATAGAAAAGTCTTGGGTGGTCCAAGATTTAACACAATGGTTAAAGGAAAAACAATGACACCAGTACCAGAAGGAATTATTAGTACATCAACAGGTCCAGCAGAGGCGATACAAGAAGTTGTACCAGTCGAAGAGGTAGAAGAAGATGATTTGCCAGAACTGTCATAAGGCAGGAGAAGAGAACAGCCTTACCCACTACAAGCGTTCAGCTCAGTGGCACGATAAGTGCGATGATAAGGGGTGTGTATGCCAGCACAAAACTGGTCCAGGGTACGTAAAGCGGGCAGATACAAAGGTGCCGTTGATGCAAACTCAATCCCCATAGGACCAATCGTTGCCAACTATGGCGGTGAAGTAAGAGAAGGTAAGTCCTGTTCGGTGCGATGTGTGCTGCATAGCGACTCCCGCAGGAGTGCGGTCATAAATACTGTAGACAATTTATACTTCTGTCACACCTGCGGTAAGGGCGGTAACGCTGCTAACTTGGTGTGCATACTAGAGAATATGGAGTTCAACGATGGCCTCAAGCGCGCAGTTGAAATCGCTACTGGAAGCGGCGCAACGATACGCCCAGGAAATAACTCCAGAGGTTCTAGTCGCACTCGACGAACGTGGGATCTCTGAACGTGTAGCTGCACGCTACCAGTTAGGTAC